CTACTAATGAACTTACGCCATCAGATTGTAGAGTTGGTGCTGAACCTTTGACCTGAACGTCACCTGTGTAAGGTTCCCATCCAGTTGTAGCATCATTGTAAAGTATATCAACTTTTTCAGTACTTACTGTACTATCGTACCATATTGTACCGTCTGCTAATGTTCCTGTAATTGCTGTTGATTTTGCTGTAAAGCTCAATGTTTCAAAGTTACTGTAAGCATTTGCACTTGAAAGATTTAAGTTAGATGCACTAAATCCTGAAACGTTACCATCTATTACTAAAACGTCAGTACCTGTACTATTAACAAATTTAATTTTTCCTGAGTTATTAGAAGCAATAACTGTATTTGCAAAAGTTAATGAACTGTTTGAAGCCGCTAATGCTGTATTGATATCTTGTACCATATCATCAACACTTGCGTTTCCGTCTGCATCACCATCAGTACTAAATGTGACATCAACATTTGATCCACTGTTAATTCTTAATGAAATACTTACTTTGCCACTGTGACCTGTTAATGATACATCAGTATCTGCTAATGCGGCTGTACTTTCAAATTCCACACCTGACTTACCATTGTGTCTTTTTGGTGTAAATGATGCTGTTCCATCTGCTTCGTTGGCCCCATCTCCTGATACATCAAAGAAGATATCTCCTAATTCTGGATTTTCTCCATGTCTTGCTGTAGTAAATGCTCCAGCCATTAATTGTGCAGATTCAACTTGTTGAGCAGTAAACTGAGCAGTTGAACTATTATATAGTTTAATATTCCATACTGAACCGTCGTTAAATGCGTTAAGTTGTAGGAAAACATCTCCTGATGTTAATGCACCACCACCTGCTCTTGTGATTGGTAAATCGCTGTGATCACCAATTTGGAAATCTGCTGAACTTGTTCTTGTTGTCCAACCAGTAGAACCAATTAAGTCCCATGCACTTGATGTTGTTTTTTGGTAAACTTTAAATGTTGCAAGAGTATTTCCTGATACATCGAAGTAAACAACTGCAAAGTCATTTAATGTACCATAACCTGTTTTAGGTGTGCCATCAGATGCTAAATCTGTTGAAGCAGGAACTTTAACTGTTTGTCTTACAAATTTTGAACCGTCATATTTTTTAACACCAACTACTGTAGTTGCTGTATCTAACCAATATGAACCATTTGCTGGAGCAGTAGTTGGAGCAGTAGCACTTGCTGTCAAGGCTGCTAAATCAACGTTTGATCTTAAAACGTATGCACTATTGGCTACTCCTAAGAAACTGTATGCGGCTAATAATCCGTATTCGTTTTGTTCGTTGCCGTGTAACTGAGTTCCTCCACTAGATTTAAAAGTCGGATTACCATAATTTTGTAATAGTTCTCTTTGACTTGAAATTCTGTAAAGTTTATCAGCGGTTGCTGAAGTTGTATATTGTGCTGTACCTGAGCCATCTGGGCTACTCTTATCTTGAGCAGTTGCGATAACTATAAGAGGTACTGATCCAGTACCAGCAGGAGCATAAAAACTCTCATCTGATACACTGACACTAACTCCAGGTGAAACTAATGTTGCCATAATTTTCTCCTAATTAAGATAAATTTATAAATTACTTAATTGTATTTATCTTTTATTAGTATTTTAGGGTATTTATGAAATTAATGCGTATTATACAGTATTATACTATTTTAAACTGTTCTTTAAATTTGCCTGTTTTCCAGTCTCTTATTGTTTCTACTTGCTTGGCTAGATCTTCGAGGGTACCATTATTGTCTATAATGTAATCAACTGGGTAGCCTGCCCAGTTCCATTCACTTTCGTGAACATCTCTGTATTTGGTTGTCATTATTTTTCTACTTACAACGTTTTCGTGTGCCGTTTTTGCTGTTTCAAACCATTCAGGTAGTTCACCACGTTGTACCCAAATAACCACACCGCCCATATTTTTAATTAAATCTAACTCATTTCTAAAACGAGCATCACTAATTACTGTACATGGTGCGTTTTGTGTCTGTTTTCTTATTCTATACTCTAAACTGTTTAACCAAATGTTTTGATCAAAATGATTTCTTAGTACTTCTGTGCCTAATAGTTGTAATGCTAGTCTAGGAGTAAAGTTTGGTACACCTAATTTTTTAGTCCAAAACATATCAGGCATTTCACGAAAGTCTCTGCTTTCCGCAGTATCNCCTTCCAGCAACGATCTTTCCCAGCCAAAAATACTGGCACATAAATCTTTAAGGGGAGCGGCAAAACTGTCATGAACACAACCATGTTCTACAAACATATTGGCTACTGTATCTTTGCCACTGCCTATAAAACCGGTTATTCCTACTAACATTATCCTATTACAAAGTTTAATGGAATATTGCCTTCTTCCATGTTATGTATACTTTCTTTAAGACCCTGTATTTCTGCTTGAGCTTCAGATTTTAATGTTTCACCATTTAACTGGATGGCTCCGCCGGCTCCAGGTAAACCACTTGCATACTTACTTCTGGCTTCTCCCAGCATATATTTGGATTGTGCTAATGCATAAGACCCTAACCAATTGCTGGCATAGACGTCTTTTAAAAGAATCATTTCAGGAATAAAGTTATATACACCTACACCAATGTCTTCTTCATGTTTAATATTTCTTAAAATTTTAAGTTGTTTGGTATTTCTATTCCAGATAAAATTGTATTCACTACCAAATATTCTACCAATTGTTTCTTTGTATTGGGCAAAAGCATCAAATACTGCTAATCCACCAATTTGTCCTGCTTGTAGCATATACATATTGTTGAATGCAACATCAAAAGGATCAAAGTTTGTACCGCCACCACTATTAGTTCCTATACCTCTTCTATACAAACGTCTTACTTCTTGGACTTCGTCTGGTAAAGTGTATTCTGTCACATCCTTTTGCGTTGCAAGAAAGATAATACTTTCTTCAACACTACCGGCACTTAACTGCCTATATATAGCAATGGCTTTATCAATAGCAACATCATAGTGTTCTCTGTCTAGTTCAACATCAACCATGCCATCTCCTAGACGGACTTGTAACTCAGTAATGAGCTCTTCTCGGCTTTTATATCCTATTTGATCTTTTGGCATACTACTATTTATCTAAATCTATATTAAAATGCTTTAAGAATGATAGTATTATCGTTTAATCTACCATTCATTTTAATGCCTGTAGTAGTAAGTTCCTCAAAGGATTTAGTGAATTTGGTTTTTGCTTTTCCAGTCCAGTTACTTATTTGCTCTTTGGGTTTACGCAATGTTTTTTGTACACTTAGCTCTGGATCGAACTCCTGTATTGTTGTGCCTTTAACTGTTAAACCATCTCTACCTATGCCTTTAGGGTCTTTGCTTATGGCATGATATACACCTAATTTCCTAGTTTTAGTATTATACACCCATAACTCATTAGCATGAACAACTTCTGTAGGATGAATACTTGCAATACCTAATTCACTATCATTAATCTGAAACTTTAGTTTCTTAATTATTGCATCTTTACTTCTTGCTTTTGGCTTTCGAGCTTTTCTGGTACTTGCTTTTGTCTTAATAATTGTATCGCATGATGTATTAATTTTTTCAAAAAACTCCACAAACTCCTTTCTGAGTTTAGGTGTAAAGTGAGCATACCCTTCTTTAATGTCAGGATCTTTCCATTCCTTTACTTCTAGAGCTTCTTTATAGGCTCCCTCAAAGTCTTCTTTAATAAGTTTGGCATGAGCGGCCTTTATCTCTGGGCTATAAGACACCATTTCTTTATACGGATCAAAACTCTTTATGTCAAAAGTTCCTTCAGTTAAACAATCTATATAATATTCCCATTCTCCACAAAGCCTTTCAACTTGCATTTTCATCCTGTCCTGAATGCTAATGACTATTTTATCTGCTGTTTTTTCCTTCTTTTCCTGTACGACTTTAGATCCACGATCCAACCATTCCTCTTTTCTTTTTTGTAGATGGTTTAAAATATTTTCAGGCATATATCCTAATTTATATTCTATATATGTGGAAATACCTGTAGCCGAAAAGGCCCAATCCGGATTTGCTAAGATAGTTTTTTGTTCTTCTTTAGACCATCCTGATTTATCTTTAACCCATTTTCTAACTGAGCTTACTAATTTCTTTTTGGGGATTTCTGTTCTAACAAAGTACTCGCATTTATGAAATGCTTCTTCTTGTTCTTTAAGATCTATAAGAGCCCTGAATGTTTGCCACTCAGGCTCTTTAGTTATGTAAATGCTTCTTTGTTTCTTTCTCGGCATGTGTGTCTCAATCTTTAAACAGTTCTGGGTCTGGTGCCTCATAAAGTATTTTTACGGGTTCAGGCCAATTATTAAATCCTAATATACTGTTTTTATCTTTAAGTACGTTTTTTTGCTTAAAGAACTGAGTAATACTTATCATTCCGGAAAATTTTCCTGCATTTTCCCCTACTTTATACATAAAATATGAATTTGCTAGTATAAAAACTAAAAATATTATATAATTTTCCATAACTCTCCTCAAATAATAAACCAGTGTAACAAAGGTTTATTTATTTGTCAAGGAAAAGTTACTTACCTTTTGAGAATCGTTTGTCTTGATTGTAAGGTAACTCATTTGCTAATATATCCTTCCAAAAAGCAATAGTTCTATCAAGACCTTCATTTAGCTCTACTTTAGGAACCCATCCTAGTCTGGCTGTAATTTTATGATTTGTACTATTAAGTAGAAATATTTCACCTGGTCTAGGAGGTTTTGTATTCCAATTAACATGTCCAGTCCATCCTAATTTATCTGCAATTATTTTTACATAATCTTTTATTTTAATTGCATTGTCTGGCCCAATACAAAATATTTCTCCTTGACATTTGTCAGGATTTTCAATTACTGCCTGCCAGGCATCTAATAAGTCATCAATGTATATAAAGTTTCTGTAAGGTTCGCCATAACCTAAATTTATCTCTTTGGGATTTTTTAACATTTGTGTTATAATTTGTTCTGTTACAAAAAAGTCATTGTCTTTTCTGCCATAAGCATTTGTTTGACGTATTGCAGTAAACGGTAAGCCTAAACTTCTGTGTGCATACTCTAAGTATTTTTCACACCCATATTTTGCAACGGCGTAGGGGGCATTGGGATTAGGAGGTGTTGCTTCGTTAAATGCAATAATGCCTTCTTCTTTTCCATCTCTAATTAAATCACTAATAGGTTGCCACCCGTATACTTCCATTGTACTTGCAAACACAAAGTTTTTTAAATTTGGTAACGTAGATGCAATCTCAATTAGATTAACAGTTCCAACATAGTTCACTTCACTAAAACTTATTTGCTCATAAAAACTATCTTGTACTTCAGTTCTTGCCGCTAAATGTACAATAATTTCTGGATCGAATTGTTTAATTTGAAATCCTACTTTAGCATGATCTCTTAAATCTTCTTTTAAAAATTCTAATTCATGTTGATCTTTTAACCTTTCGACCATGTGTTGGCCTATAAATCCATCTGCACCTGTTATAAATATTCTCATTGTATGTCCTTTGTTTTTGCATAACCTGTAACTTGTAAAGTATATCTGTTAGTGTTACTAACATTACTTACACAATGTACTTGGTCTTTTAATATATATGTATAGTCACCTTTTTTATAATCTAGAAACGAGTGTTCTCCGATCTCTAAAAAATGCCCCATAATTTTATTTTGTAAGAAAACATTTACCCTTACAGGTATTTTTCCTTCTATATCCCAATTATTTAAAATTGCTAGATCATTTAGTCTAAAAAATTTATCTATATGTGGTCCTATAAATCTGCCTGGCTTAACACAATTTACAGTTACCATAGAATACTCTATGAAAGAAAACATTTCTTTTATTTTGTGAGCCCACATAGGAGCAAATTCATCATATGTTTGTAAAACAATTGGTCCATCATCCGGATAATCAGGAACTGGCATATTATTATCTTTCCAGTAGCCTCCAGACCATATTGTATTTGTTTCTTCTACAAATTTTGTTAGATATAATTCTCTCTCATCTAGCCAAGAAAGATCCACATGTCCGTTAATCATTTTTAAGTACCGTCACCTGTGCAGAGTAAAAAGGCTCTTCGCCCATGTTTCCTGCTATGTGCCAATCATCTATGCCAAACTTTACCCAATCACCGGCTCGCCATTTTGTAAAAGGCTGATCGTGTACTTCATAATAGTGTCCACGTTTCCAATCTTCTAAAAATATCAAATAACGATGACTTTCGCCTTCACCGTGTTCTTGTTTAAGTTTAAAATGTTTATCAACATGATGTGGAATTGTTTGACCGGGTTCTATGTTTATAACACTCACAACATGATGATCAAAATCTTGTGGAATTTTTAATGATAAGTCATGTACCCATTGTGGAGATGTTTCAAACATTTGCCATATACTGCTATTATGTTTTGTGTAATATTTTTCTACAGCAGGTGTTTGTTGATAACATTGGAAATAATCGTCAAAATTTAACTGACTCATTTGGTTATGAGTTATTCCAAAGTTATCAATTTTTCCGTATTTAATCACAGTAACTTTCTAATGTGCCTTTACGCCTAAGGTCAAGTGTAGCACAATGTATACCACCAGACAGCGTCATGCTGTGCCTAAACTGTACTGGTACACTATCTATACCATACTTGTCTAGTTCACGCATCAGAGGCTCTTGTGCTGAGTCTAAGATTACAGTATTTTGATCTACACTTAATAAGTTCATACCAATGTATGGTGAACACGGAGCAATATAACCTTGCTCAGACAATTTACTGCCTTGCACAACACAATCATCAAACCAAATCTTATCCCACTTTTTAAACATTTCTGGACAATTATCAGGTGTTACCCTGCTACTATTCATTAGTACAAGTCCTGGTCTAAGTGGAACAATGGTGCTATCAAAATGTGCAAAACTGTATAGTTCACTGTAATGCATTTTGTAACCCATGGGTTCAACCAATCTTTTTAACCATTGATATCCTTTCATATTTCCTGAATTAGATACCTGATATAACAAATCTTTACCTACTCTCACAATATTTGGAGCATCAAAACATATCTCATGATCAAGTAATGTTGCTTTATCTTCTATGTCCTCAAACTGGAACATATCATCATGTAATCTAGGCTTAGGTGCTTCTAACCATAATGCACCATCTTCAAATGCTTCATACATAATATCTTTATATAATTGTTTTGCTTCAAAGTATCTTGCTCTTACAGGAGTAGGTGTTTCAATTAACATATCTCCTAATGGTAAAATTAAATCTCTGGGACACCAACTGTACCAGCCTTTAGTATTCCAACCTTGGCCAATGTCATAATTAACTTTATCCCAATCTACTATGGAAGGTCTATGCACTTTGACACCCATTTTTGTGAGTGTATCTGCTAGTCCGTCTGCATCTTCATTGGCTTCATCAATTACCCATTGCGGGTATGTGCCTTCTAATGATTTGATTTGTTCTTCTGGGTAAGGTGCGTAACTAAAACTTCTTGCTGAAATATCAGTTGCTATTCTGCTATGATGGGCATGTCCAACAATTATCTCTTCTAAAGGATCCCAATCATTATGTGAATTTACTATCATGTAATCTCCTGTGTGTAAATATGCTACTATTTATTTAAAGTATTCTTTGTTTTTAATAGTTTCTGACATTACTTTAAAATTATGCTCACATATAGGTTTAACATTTTTTAAAAATACTAATTTGTCTTCCTCTGACATTTCACAAATACGTTTTATTTCTAAAACTCCTGCATAGTACCTTTCTAAATCGTCCTCGATATCATCATATGATTCATCAATAAAAGGAGAAAATGATTTATACCCATAATTTAACTTTAAATTTTTTAAATAGTATGCATTATTAAAAACAACAAATGGATTTTTAAAATATATGTTATAATATAATTTTTCTGTAGTTTGATTGGATACAGAAAAACTAAAAGGTTTGTTATCATACACAGTTAAATTGTCTTCTAATACAGTTCCTAACAAAACACTTTTAAAAGTATTACAATATTTTTCACTAGACCTAATATTATAATAACTGTTTCCTGTAAAAAATAGTTCATCTGGATGTACACCATAGATATTATCTATATGTTTACTAACAATATTTTTTTCAAAACATTTTTTTAAAAAGTCTACTTTCTCAGAATCCTTATAAAATTCTATTACAATATCTTTTAAATTATCCCAAAAAGGTTTTCCGTAGGTGTAATGAGAATATTTTAATAAATCAAAATGCTCTAACATGTGAAAAACTGATATTTTTGCTCCTCTTACTGTGTTTGCATTTATTTGAAAAGTTTTTTCTATTGGAAGTTTTTCATTATTAGGCTGTTTTATTAATTGTACTGCATAAGGTAAGAGCATTTGAGATCTAATTAATTGAACTAAGTTACCAGGATTTAAATTTTCCTGGTCTTTTACATCCATATTACTAGTAATAAAATATATTTGGTTTAAAACATCATTTGGAAAGTTTGCTAAAATTAATTTGGTATATATTATATTTTCTAATATTTCACTTATTGCTAATTTATTATTACTATTTTTTCTTAAAAATTTTATTAAATATATCCTAGTTGTTTCTACAAAAACATCTCTTAATTTTTCGTCAAAAGCTCTTATAAATGCTAAATTTATAATTGTACCTTCTTTTGTAATCTTTCTTTGTAAAAAATAATCTTCTATGTCTTTTATAGGAACATAATCAGTATTTGTTTCTGATGTAATAATATTAAAATAATTTTTTAATGCAGGAGTAAAATCGTTGTCTATAAGATCTGATAATTTGTCAAGATGTTCGTTTTCATGTGCAATAATAATATTATGCAAGTTTTTAACAGTCACTTAACCACCCACTTACACATACTCTGTAATTTCCTGAAACACCTCTATTAAATTCTGAATGCCTTATATCATCTCCAAGTCCAAAAATCACAGTATCAGTCCAAACGAGATCTTCTTTTTGGCAAATTTCTTCATACTGATCCCTATAATTATTCCAGTTGTAATCAGCACCAAAATTTTTCATGTATTCTATTCCTAATGCCATGCTATAATTGTTAGCCATCTTTACTTCATTTAACATACTGATTCCGTCATCTGAATAATCTCTAGTCCATCGTATTCCAACTCTGTGATTTTCTAATGTAAAAAATGGCTTACTTAAACTGCATGTTACTTCTTTAATGCAAGGAAATTCGTTTAAATCTAAATGTACATGTTTTGCTATTCCCCAATATGCTAAGTCTAAACAAACAGGAATATTATGAACATCACAAATTCTTAATATATTTTCAAAATCAGGATGTATACAACCAAAATCACTAAATGGTGCACTTATAATTAGTGCATGTAAATCAGGTCCTTTTAGAGTCCCTTCTAAATGATGAGGATAATCTATATAATTAAATTCAACATGTTTACCTAAACAAGCATGATATTGAAAGTCTCCCATCAAGCAATTTATTTCTCTATCTTTATTATTTTTTAATACAAAATTATCAAATGTTTGACTAGTGCCTTGCGTATAATCTGAAAAATTAAAATTATCTAAACCTTTAATAGATTTAGTATCAGAGAAATTCATCCATTCCGTCCAAACTTTAGCATATTCGTCTAAGGTAGGTTCTTTTAAATTCTGCAACTTATTATGAAAATTTAAAATTTCACTATTACGAATAGGCCTTGCTCCTCTAACTGCTGACATGTTTATATTTATCAGTTAAAATATATGTTAATTTGTTTACTGATAAATATTGGTATGCCAATTTTTGACTCACCAAAAAGTGTTCATGTAGAACTTACAGACAAGTGTAATGCTGAATGTCCTGTATGTGTAAGACGTTTAGGCGGAGGTAAATTAAACTCTATAATACAAAATGTAGAACTAGGAGTAGATTATTTTGAAAACCTATTAGGGGAAGAGTTCTGTAGTAATGTACAGCATTGGCAATTTTGTGGTACAAAAGGAGATCCTGTTGCCTGTAGTGAACTATATGAGATTATAGTTTATCTTAAAAATTGTAATCCTGATTGTATTTTTTCTATTCATACTAATGGGGGATTTAGATCTGAAAAATGGTGGACTAAATTAGGTAGACTATTACGTGGTACACCGTCATTTGTTGTTTGGGGAATAGATGGACTTGAAGATACCAATCATATACATAGAAGAAATGTAAAATGGAATAAATTATGGGCAAACCTAAATGCGTTTAATAATACAGGAGCTCATAGTCTATGGCAGTTCTTAGTTTTTGAACATAACAGACACCAGATGTCAGAAATACAGGATATTTGTAAAAAACTTAATATACGATTTGAATCTAAAGACGCATTTGGTTTTGGAATACAAGAAAAAGATGGAATAAAAGAAGTATATCCTATTGAAGTATTTGACAAAGATGGAAATTTCGACTATACTATAAACCCACATTTTAGTAATCAAGAAAATGTTAAAATATTACCTATAGACCCTGTACGTAGAAAGTTTACTACAGGTATAATTAGAGAATATCCTGAATACATGAATATGAAAAAAGGTCAATATGACATAGATTGTAAAATTGGAGAAAATACATCTGATTTATATATAGATTGCGATGGTGCTCTTCTTCCATGTTGTTTTATAGGTGCAGGAATATATACATCTCCATTAGATAGACAATTACAAAGTCAATTTAAAAATAGACAAGAGTTTATACCTACAGAAAATTACACATATAAAGACATATTTAATAATTCTTACTTTACAAATACAATTCATCAAGGAATTTCAGGAGATTTATCAGAACAGCCTAAATATACCATCAAGTGCTTGGAAACTTGTGGTAAATGTCTATAACATAAACCGATAAATAGTAGCATGCCAAGAATAAGTTTATGGAATCCGGTTAAAACACACGACTACAACTTTGTAGACAGAGTTGTTGGCGAGCATATCTACGCCGGAGGAACCGGAGTTCATATACACAAATACATGGGAGTACATGGTGACGATGATGGCACAGATCCAACACGTCCATCTCCTGAAGCAGGCAATAATTCAGAAGTCTTTATACAAGATTTATTATTTTTAGAAAATAGAGATAGGAAATATGACAAAGACATATATGAACTTCGCGGTCAGTATAATATAGGCGATAACGACGCATTTGATTTAACACAATTTGGTATGTTCTTAGCGAATGACCAAGTGTTTATGAACTTCCATATAGAAAGCATGATAGGATCTATAGGCAGAAAACTTATGCCTGGTGATGTTTTAGAGCTACCGCATTTAAGAGACGATTTACTTCTTGGTAGTGATGATGCTGTAAATAGGTTTTATGTAGTAACCGATGGTGCAAGACCAAGTGAAGGTTATGATCCTAGATGGTGGCCACATCTGTGGAGAGTTAAATTAGGTCCTATTACAGATTCACAAGAGTACAGAGATATTCTTGGTACTGGTGAAGAGGAAGAAGATTTAAGAAACTTAATTAGCACATATGCTAACGAAATAAAAATTAGTGATGCTATTTTAGAACAGGCAGAAAAAGATGTTCCGTATGATCCTCAATATAGAGATACTGCACATTTGTACTTTGACGAAGAAGTACCTGATAAACCTGCTGTAGGATTAGCCTTTGGTGGTAATGACGGGCAACCTATAAACGGATTAAATGTTGTTGGAAGTGGTGAAAGTTTTCCATCAAGTGGTACAGAGGATGGTGACTATTTCTTAAGAACAGATTTTTCACCAAACAGATTATTTAAAAAATCTGGATCTAGATGGCTAAATGTTGGATCAGATAAAAGAGGAAATTGGTCTGCCGCTAATAGAATACTTTCAACATTTATTAACAATGATACTATTACAACTAATACAGATGGAGAAACATCTAATGAAAGGGTTAACCTTAGTAAAGTAGTAAAACCTAAAACGGATAACTAAAAATGAAATTTAATGAAATCAAAAAATTACAAGAAAATCAAAATGTAATTAATAAATTAGAAGACAATTTATATAAGTTAGAGTCTGCATTAGATAGTGCTAGAAATATTACTAAAAACATAAAATATGCTGATATGCATGTTGAAATAGTAAGTAAATTAAGTGGACTTGCTGAAGAGCATGGATTAGAATTGGACGAATACCAAGAGCGTCAAGTATATCAAGCAAAACTTAAACTTGAAAGCGAAATATTCGAACTAGAAGAAGTTTTTAAAGATGCTATAAGAAATATAAAAAATAAAATAGACGAGTTAGAAGAAGAATAAGATGGCTGGGAAAAATTTAGATTATTGGTATGATGAGCAGATAAAGAGATATCTTATACAAGTCATCAGAATTTTTTCTAACTTTAAAGTTAGAGAATTTACAGAAAATGGAACAAAATATAATAAAGTTCCTGCCAGATATGGTGACAGTAGCAGAATGGTTGCTAGTATTTTGCGTAATAATTCAGAGAATGTTATTAATAGTGCGCCATTTATAGCACTCACAATACAAAGTATTCAACCAGCACGAGACAGGACTCATGAACCGTTTTTAGTAGACACCCAACAAGTTGCAGAAAGAGAATTTAATAAAGAAACTGGTAGTTATTCTTCTGCACAAGGCAATTTATATACTACACAAAGGTATATGCCTGTTCCATATAATTTAACCTTTAATATTGATATATGGACTACAAATACAGACACTAAATTGCAAATACTAGAACAGATTTTTGTTTTATTCAATCCAAGTATCCAGTTGCAGTCAAACAGTAATCCATTAGATTGGACTAGTGTATTTGAAGTAGAACTTACTGATATAAATTGGAGTAGCAGAAGTGTTCCAGCCGGTGTTGATGAGCAATTAGACATTTCCACAATGACTTTTAGTAGTCCTATATGGATTTCTCCTCCAGCAAAAGTAAAACGACAAAGTATTATTCAAAGAATTATAAATGACATTCATTCATCACCTAATTTAGATGATTTAGGATACAGTGAAGAATATGCAGACTTTTTTGGATCTGTTGCAGAGCTTGGAGAAGTTGTTGTTACACCAAATGATCTATATATACAAATTGCAGGTAGTACTGCAAAACTTGTAAATAATGCAGGAATAGGCCAGAAATGGTCAGACATAATTGAGATGTTAGGCGAAATAAAAGCAACAAGTAAATTGAAATTAAACATTTCTGCTGATTCAGATAATGAACTAAACATGATTGTTGGTAGTGTTACTGCTAATCCGTTAGATGATACTGCCCTAATATTTAATCTAGATTCTGACACATTACCTGTAGATACTTTAGATGACGTAGATAAAATAATAGACCCTAGAGACAATTACCCTGGTGACGGTACTTTAACTGCCGCAACTACAGGCCAGAGATATCTGATTACTGAAGATTTAGATAAAACCGGATACCCAAACTGGAATATAGATGCATCTGAAAACGATATAATATCGTATAACGGCTCTGCTTGGACTGTAGTTTTTGATGCTAGTTCCATATCTACACCACAATTTACAACTAACTCATTTACATCCAAACAATTCAAATGGACAGGCATAGGCTGGATAAGTAGTTCTGAAGGCGAATATAAACCTGGCTTTTGGAGACTCGTACTATAATGAAGACTACTGCGGCAGGAGTTGTGTTCCTTGCCAAAGATACTGGTAGGTGCTTATTACAACTCAGAGAAGGAACAAAAAGATTTAATCATACCTGGGGATTTTGGGGCGGTATTATTGAACATGGAGAAACACCATATCAATGTATCCAAAGAGAATTAGAAGAAGAGATAGGCTTTATTCCTGAACTAGAAAAACTTAATCCTATAGATGTATATCAAAGCAAAGATAAAAACTTTTATTACTACAGTTTTGTGTATGTTATAGAAAAAGAATTTCTTCCTACACTAAATGAAGAAAGTTGTGGTTATGCCTGGGTAAATATAGGACAATGGCCTAAACCACTACATAACGGTTCCAAAATTACGTTATATAAAAATGGTGGTACAGAAAAACTACACACTATACTACAAATAAATTCTTGATAAATATTCGATATGAGCAAAGGCGAAATAATCGATTTTGTTATTTTGCGGATAACAACCGAACTAGACAAGTTTCAAAGAACTAAAACAATTCCACATACACTACTAGAAGGGGCCATAGAAATAGATGAAGTAAGAGACGTCTATTACGAAAAGTTATCTCCAAAATATCAAAAAATATTTGACAAACTCTTTAAAGAGTATCACCAAAATATTGGCGAAAATATCGAATCTCTTAAAATAGCAATGAAGAAAGATTATGCTAGAGTTGTCAACAATATGGCTACAGAACACGACAGTTTTAGATTTAAACAAGTAATGAATTCATATAGACCAGGAATTAATCCACTAAGAGCATTATTTTATCAAACCAGAGATATAGTTAGAAGATATAATCCTGATCATCCATATCATTACTGGCTTATAGATTTAGTTACAGATTTAGAATTTAATAATATAATTTTAGATGCTTTAGGAAAAGATATTAGTAAACTAGAACGTATTATAAAAAGGTATTATTTTCCTTTAGTAGGTCATGGTGACGGTATACCATTAGAAATGTTTCATGCAAAACAACAACTTAAAGACTTTAGACATTATTATATGTTTTTTAGAAACTTGAAGGCCTGGGTGCCTGACGAATAACTTAAAATTATTTTGATGTTTTTCTGTTTACTGCCTGAAGTGACACTATTAATCTATGAGAGTTCCCATCTGGATTTATTGCACTATGCCAACTAGTTTCAGATACTCTAAATAAAAACAATGTACCCGGTTTTCCACCAATAGTTTGCATACTTTCCTGAATAAAATTTTTATTTTCATCGTGATCGTAAATGTTTGTACCAAAATTGTATTTAGGATTGCAATAAATTATTCCTCTAACTGGAGGAAAGTTTGCTGTTTCATGCTCTTCATAATAGTCATTATGTACATGTAAATTTTGGCCCTTTGATATCATGTTATTGACACAATTAATACCGTCAACATCTACACCCCAAACTTCATTAATCGCATCTGCAAATTCTTTTTCTGAATCTTTTATTAGTTCTAGTATATTAAAATATGGTGATACATGTCTGGGACCATCTGCAAAATAGGATTCATCAGATAAATCTTCCATTGTTTTTAAATACTGTTTAAATGTATATGCATCATGTAAATTTAAAACAAAATCTTCAATGATAATATGCTCAAAAGGCTCTGTTATAACATTTTCCTTTTTAATTTGGTCTATATTTTGTAATTTAAAATTTGAGCTCATATAAAATTTCCTAAAAACTATAATATTCTTTTTTATTCATAAATCTTAAAGATACAATTAATCTATGTGATTTATTTTCTGTGTTATAGGCACTATGCCAACTATTTTTAAAAACCCTAAATAAAAATAATGTACCTGGATTTCCACCAACTGTTTGCATACTTTCTTTTACACATTCATTATTTGAATTGTGTCCATAAATATTTGTACCAAATGTATATTTAGGATTGCAATAAATTATTCCTCTAACTGGAAACATATAATTAGTATCTTCTATATCATAATCATTATGTGTAGTTAAATTATGCCCTTTTGATATCATATTAGTTACAGGACTAATTTTATCCACTTCACATTTCCAAACATTATTTACTACTTCGCATATTTGATCTTGTTTTTCCTGTATTAATTTTTCAATACCGTAAAAATCGTTTACATATCTAGGTCCATCCAGTGGGTGATTATCACCTGAAATGTCTTTACATGTACTTAAATAATTTTTAAACATGACTTCATTATCTAACCCTGTTATGAAATCTTCCACTATTAAATGTTCAAAAGGTTGAATTTTAATATTTTGTCTGTTTATTTTATCTATATTTTGAAGTATCATTTACTTGTTTTTCTTTCAACTCCGTCCCAATCACCTACAGGCATTGGTTGTTTAATTCTATTTGCATATAAATCTGCTAATGTGTCGTTCCATTTATGATCTTTAATTATCTCAATT